ACACTTTGCGGAGGGAAATTTAAATTTTTTATCCAAGATTTTTCTATAGGATCCAAAGTAGGAATATTTGTTTGATACAGAGGAACCGAAAACATCGGAATAATTTGGTGTTTCATATAGTTTATATTACTATATGTTTATTGAATTGTCAACTATGAATTAACCAATTGCGAAAGAATAGCCTTGTCCACCACCTGTTTGAGTTTTGACTTCTATCTCTAATCTTTCCATTTCTGCTATGGCTTCTTGTTTTAAAGCATCACCATTTAGTGATGTACCGCCTTGTGGACCTGCTATTGTGTTGAATTTGCTTCGTGCTTCACCCAGCATATATTTGCATTTTGCCAAAGTGTAATCTTTCAACCATTTTTTTGCCAAATAATCTTTTAGTAATTCTGAATCTGGTCTGTAATTGTAACATTCTAATAAAACTTCTTCACCTTGTCTAGGTCTTTGAAGTATTGTTAATTTTTTAGTTGTTGTGTTCCATTTGAATTCAATAAATGAACCAAACATTCTGCCTACTAATTCTTGATATTGAGCAAACATATTGTAAGTTGCTACACCACCCATGTTGGAACTTGCTAATAGGTAAGTGTTTGTGTATGCTAGGTTGAATGGCTCGAACAATGTACCACCATCTCCACCACCCGATCTTGACCCAATTGATCTTCTATAAATTTGTCTTACTTCTATTACTTCATTAGGCAAGATGTAGTCATTTTGGTCCAATACTAGTGGTAAAAACATATAACTTTCTTCAACAGAATTGTCTGATCTCTGTCTGAATCTGTCGAATGCGTCTTGAAGTGCTGTTTCGTAGTGTACTGGGTCTAATTCTACATCAACCATACCACCGCCTAGGCTGTGGTTTACATAGTCAAATACTTCTTGTTTTTGTGTGGTCAAATCGCTCATACAGTTTTCCTTATACATATTTATCGTCCGATAAATATATGTATATGCCTAGATTAAGTCTTTATAAACCAGAAAAAGGGAACGATTACACATTCTTAGACAAAACAGTGGTTGAAATGTTCACTGTGGGCGGAACCGATGTGTTTGTACACAAATACTTAGGGCCAAAAAATCCTGATGAAGCAGATGCCACAGCGGCACAGCCTAGATATGATGCTGTAAAAGAAACCAACATTCAGGATATGCTGTTCCTTGAAAATAGAGATAGAAAATACAGTCCTGATGTTTATAGCATAAGAGGAATATACAATGTGCAGGATATTGACTTTGATATGAGTCAATTTGGATTATTCTTACAAAATGATACATTGTTTATGACAATACCTATCACGTCAAGTGTAAAAACATTGGGTAGAAAAGTAATGCCGGGTGACGTGTTTGAGTTACCTCACCTTAAAGATGAATACGCACTGAATGATTTCAATGTGGCACTGAAAAGATTCTATGTGGTGGAAGATGTGAACAGAGCGGCAGAAGGTTTTTCACAAACTTGGTATCCACACTTATACAGAGTGAAACTAAAACAAATTTACGACTCGCAAGAATTCAAAGAAATACTAAACAAAGATGCTGGAGCAGGTGATGGTAAAACATTGAGAGATGTACTTTCAACGTATGAAGCCGAAATGCAAATTAACAATGCCGTTGTTGCTCAAGCAGAAGCAGATGCACCTAAATCAGGATATGATATAGCACATTTTTACACACTGCAGGTTGATGATCAAGGAAAACCTGAACTTGTTACAACCGATACAAGTAAATTAGATACATCCACACAAAATACATTGGCTGACAGAGTCAATCAGACTCCAAGTAAAACTGGTTATGATGGTTACTTGTTAGGTGACGGACTTGCACCTAATGGAGAAGTATTTGGATTCGGAATAAGTTTTCCAACTGCTTCGGACAAAGGGGATTATTTTTTACGTACTGACTTTTTACCAAATAGATTATTTAGATTTGATGGTGGACGCTGGGTAAAAATGGAAGATAACATACGTATGACACTAACTAACACTGATACAAGAAGTACACAAAAAGGTACATTTATTAACAACACTAAAACATCAACGATTGCTGGAGAATCAGTGACTGAAAGACAAAGTTTATCTAAAGCACTCAGACCAAAGGCGGATAATTAATGCAGTTTTTTTACGACGGACAGATTAGAAGATATATTACTCAAATAATTAGACTGATGAGTAATTTTTCATACAAAGATGGAGATGGTTCTTTAAGAACTATTCCTGTTATGTATGGAGATATATCAAGACAAGTATCACACATTATAAGAGATAATTCAGAAAATAAATTACCGTCTGTGCCTAGAATGGGTGTGTATGTTACTGGTGTGGAAATGGATAGAACTCGTTTAGCAGATTCTAGTTTTATTAGTAAAGTTCATGTCAGAGAAAGAGCATATGATGCCAACAACAATGAATATTTGAATACACAAGGTAAAAATGTTACTGTGGAAAGATTAATGCCAACACCATACACATTAACATTGAATGCTGATATTTGGTCATCTAACACAGAACAAAAATTACAAATAATGGAACAAATAATGATGTTGTTTAATCCATCTCTTGAAATACAAACCACAGACAACTATGTTGACTGGACAAGTTTAAGTGTGGTAGAATTATCTAATATTAATTTTTCATCTAGAACTATTCCTTTAGGAACTGAAACAGAAGTTGATGTTGCCACGTTAGGTTTTACAACTCCTATATACATTTCACCTCCAACAAAAGTAAAAAAATTAGGAGTAATCACACACATTATAACAAGTATATTCAATGAACAAACTGGAAATATAGATTTAAGTCAAACTATGCCGGAACTAAAAGCATATCAAGATGGATATGAAAACAGTATCAAGTTAGACGACAAAGGAAGAGCCGTAAGAAAAGACACAGACTCAGTACAAGGCACAACAGGCATTAATGTAGACATCTATGTATTGAACAGTGTAGCACAAATTATAACTAAAGGTGTAATAGGCGGCGAAGTCTGGACAGGAAATGTTTTAACAATTCCAAATTATAAAGATGGATTAAGCAAAATATATTTGAATAGAGAAGGCATTGATGCCCAAGTGGTTGGCACAGTGGCAATAAACGAGGCTAACCCATACCAATTATTAATTGAATGGGACGAAGACACAATTCCTACAGACACAGTGATAGTTGGACCAATCACTACAAGTGGCTCTGTTGATTTTATTGTAGATCCTACAAAATTTGATCCATCCACAGTAAAACAAAATGGAAAAAGATTGTTGTTACTAAAAGGCATTGGCTCTACAGACAATGAAGATGGTGCAGATGCTTGGAAAGGTGACAGCAATATAGATTTAGTTGCTGGTGCTAATGACATCATAGAATGGAACGGTACAAATTGGGAAGTTATTTTTGATGCCAGCACAACAACAGATACCACTCACATTACCAATTTAAACACAGGTGTACAATACAAATGGAATGGTAGTGAATGGTTATTGTCTTTCGAAGGTGAATATCGAAAAGGCACTTGGAAGATCCAGTAGTCATATAATTACTTACATGAACAGTAAAATTGTAGGGTGTGGAGCACTCTTCTACACATTAGATACCAAAAGATTTTTATTACTACACAGAACGCAAAGCAAACAAAATAATGTTTGGGGACTGGTAGGTGGCACAACCACAACTGATAAAAATTTGTGGGAAGGTCTACAAAGAGAAATCAAAGAAGAAATAGGCGAACAAAAAGTTAAAAAAACTATTCCAATGGAAACATTCATCAGTAATGATGAAAATTTTTTGTACCACACTTATTTGTGTGTTGTGGAAAAAGAATTTATTCCTTCACTAAACACAGAACACGATGGATATGCTTGGGTAAGTTTTGGTAATTGGCCCAAACCATTACACCAAGGTTTACGTAAGACTTTTCAAAACAAAACAAATCAAATTAAATTAGACACTGTGTTTAAAATGTTAAAATTAATCAAATGAAAATAATCGGCGATGTTATGTTGGATGTCTGGGTACAAGGTAATTGTACCAAAGTATCTCCAGAGGCATCGGCACTTGTTCTTAAAGAAAGCAAACGCAATTACAACGTAGGAGGGGCAGGAAATCTCGCTTTAAACCTGTCAAACTTGGGCGTAGACACGCATCTTTACAGTTCGCTGGGCAACGATGCCCCAGGGCATAAAATACAGGAAATATTGTTAAAAAATAACATCAAAACATACATTAGTAGCGATGCCAAAACAAGCACAGTAAAGACTAGAATGATTGGTAGTGATGGTCAACACCTATTAAGACTTGATAAGGAAGGCAAATATACTGATGCTGAACCTACCAAAAATTTAATTAAAAATTTACAAAAGGAAGATATTGTTTTAATAAGTGATTACGATAAAGGAGTAATTAATGATTCTTTAGTCAAAGATATTGTTTCATCTGTAAAAAGAGTTTATGTTGATCCAAAACAACAACCTACAAATTATAAAGGTGCATATCTTGTCAAACCTAATATGAAAGAGTATGAACAATGGTTTGGTGAATTCACAAAAGAAAATGCAGAAAAATTTAGAAAAGAGTTTGCTTGGGAATGGCTTGTTATCACTGATGGTGGTAATGGTATTCATGTTGTGGGTGAAAATACCTATGAACATATAACAGGTGATGCTGTTGAATTAGCAGATGTCAGTGGTGCAGGTGATACTGTCTTAGCAATAATTGTAAAGTATGTAGAACAAGGAACAAATATAATTGATGCTTGTACATTGGCGTTAAAGGGTGCTAGTGCTGTTGTTCAACACAGAGGTGTAACTGTTGTACAATTATCAGATATAGAAGATACAGTGGTTTGGACCAATGGCGTTTTTGATATATTACATCAAGGTCATTTAGAACTACTTAAATTTTCTAAAAGCAAAGGAGATAAATTAATTGTTGGCATTAATTCAGATGAAAGTGTTAAAAGATTAAAAGGTGACGGTCGTCCATTAAACAATGCCCTTATAAGAAAGCAACAACTGTTAGAACTCCCATGGGTAGATCAGGTTGTTGTGTTTGAAGAAGACACACCTATTGAAGCAATTAAAACACACCAACCAAATGTAATAATTAAAGGTGGAGATTATACTGTGGAAACAACTGTGGGAAATGAATTAGCAGATGTAATAATATTTCCAACAGTGAAAGGTTTTTCAACAACTAATATAGTAGACAAAG